TCAGGCGCAATGCCCTCACCAATAGCAAACTCTCTAATTAACATAGCTGTTTCTTGATCAAAGTCAGGAATCAGATCAGGGATAGTCTGATTAAAATGTTCAATTTGTTCTTGCCAAGCTTTTTCTTGTTGCTGTTGTGTTTGTTTTTGAACTCCTTCAACGATTTTTTCGCGTTGATTACGCGCACCCCAATAATTCTTTTGGGCTTGTTCTCGTTTGTCTTTGAGTTCATTTACTTCATAGGTGTCACCTTCGTCACGGGCTTTTTCAATAGCTTTTTCGATTTCATGGTATTCTTTGGAATACTGCTCTTCTGAACTATACAGAATTGCAGCAGAAGCTTGAGCCATGTTGCTTATTTCGCCAACCTTAGACTCATATTCTTTTTCCATTTGTTTTCTTGCATCACCAAGTTTTCGACCCTCGTTAGAAAGATGTTGTTCAGTAGAGTAACCTTTAATAAGGTCACTAAAGGAAACTGCAACTTCCTCGCCATCAATTTTGACAAGTACTTGTGCTTCCAAGTCAAGATCATCAGGAGTGTACACATCGGCTTCTTGGGTAGACTCGTCATCCGCATCCGCTGTTTCTTCTTCTTCAATCTCGTCTTCTTCTTCTTCATCAACGTTATCGGTTTCGTCTGATTCTTCTGGGTCTTCATAATCAGAGTCTTCCGCGTCTAACTGTGGAACTTGCTCATTGGGTAGAGTATCAACGAACTCGGAGTTTCGCATAATGTCAGCCAGCAAAGCTTCTTCAGTTTGACTTGTGTCCATAGGCGCAGAATCATCCATAGGGGTAGAGTCTGTGTTTGCTTCAGGATTATTCATTTATTTCGCCTCCTTCTTAGTAGGAGTTGGCGTAATTAGTTTAAGATACTTTTCTCTTAGATTGTGTAAGTTAATGAGAGTATCAGAATTAAGTTTACATTTACCTGCACTTCGCATTGAGTCATACTCAAGCGTGTTAATCATAATATCACAATTATTTAGCAGTGCGTTATAATCAATTTCCTTCATTGTTGTCCTCCATAAGGTGTGGTACGTTCTTACCGTACATCTCGAAGTCTGTCATTTTCTGCTTAACACTACCTAGTGCCATCGCTGAAGAGTAGAGGAACTCACGAGTTTTAGTTTCATGTGGATCTGTTTTGAGCCACTCAACAAAGAAATCTACTAAGACTTCACCATAGACTTCATCAAAAAATTCATCCCGTTCTTTGGCTGCAAATTGGCCCTTAACGTGCGCTCTTCGCGCTAATTCTTCGGGATGAATTTTATGATTTCCGTATGACTTATCATTACTCAGCCTCTTCTCGGCTGTCTGTCGATACTTATCCATTGTATTAAGTTACTAGTGTGTTATAAATAACTTCAGCATTTTGTGCAGAAGTACCATGTGAAGTACTTACATTAACAAGTGTCTGAGCGCCATTATTAAGGCCTGATACAATTTTATAATCTTTAGCTGCAACTACTTGATTAGACAATACTGTCGAACCTGCTGTTGCTACGTCAAATGTTACGGTTGCGTCACTATCATTTGTTACCATAATAATGCCACCGCCTGAACCACCAGCTGTAGTTACTGTACCTGATTGAGTACCGCCTACGCCAGCAGCAGTAAGTGTTACTGTTGCCATTTTATATTATCTCCTGTTGTGGCTGTTGGGGAGCCATCTGTTGTTGTGGCTGGATTACTTCCCTAGCCATCATAAGTACTTGATCGAATCCAGGATGCTCTGGAAGTTCTGCACCCTCTTTAACAGCCTTAATAGTAAGGTCAGCCCATTCTTGGAAGTGTTTATCAATAGCAACTGCTAGCTGTTTAGAGTTATCGTCCATTGTATTTTTACTTTGAGCATTAGTATAAGATACATTTGCTTCTGCAAGTGACGTATCTGCCTCTCGCTTACGCTGTTCGATAGCTTGTTGTGCTTGTGCTGCTTCTGTTTGTTGTTTAATAACCTGTTCAGCTTTTTGTTTAAACTCATCTGTAGTATAGTCTTCAAGGAAGTCATTACTATCAATATTCATAGCTTCAATAAGTTTAGTTGCAAGAACTGCAGGTGCTTCTGGTTTAATAACCATTCCTGCGCCTTGATTATTAAGTCCGGGCAATATCTCTGCACCGATCTTAGTAAGCTTATTAATAACTGTAGCGTTAGAGTTTTCACCAATATCGAGGAAAATTTCTACGTCCATAGCAGAAGGCAATTCACTCATATTAACTGTACTATAAATACCATCCATTGCAAAAGACTGTTTGCCTTTCATATTAGTATACATAGTTCTATAGATACCACTAATCAACCGCTTAAATCCAGTTTCCGCAAATCTACGCGCTATATGCTGGATTCTTTTTTGTGCTGCTGATTGTACAGCGCTAAGTTTTTGCTCAGAGTTACCTGATACATAAAGTGTATCATTAAGTCCTTGCGCGGCCTTAGACATTCCTGTCGCTTGCTCTTTAATCAACTGTAGATGTTCGAGTAGCGGTACAGTACCTGTAGAAATAGTTTCAGGTGGTAGTTGTGCTACAGCACCTTGTGGATTACCGTTAGTAGGAATAATTTGTTTAGGCTTCATGTTTTGAAGTGCGCTAAAGTCTACTACGTTTGGATCTGCCAGTTTAGGGCTATAGTTAGTAAGGTAAGTATTTTCAACAAAACCACGAAGAATAGCTGTGCTTGCTAGTGTGCTACTGCGAGTAAAGTCTGCCATAGACAAACCATAAAACTCATGAGGAACATCAATAGGCACAATAGATGCCAATGGAACAAACTCAACGTCTTCTTCATAGAGAATATGATTATCTATTGTAATAAAGTGTTTAAGTTCTGCAATACCATCACCATCACGGTCTACTCTAAGCCATGATTCTGTAAGTGTTACTTCTTGATTTGCTTCAGTAAGGTAAGAACTGCGTCCTTGATATCCTTGCCAATAGCTTTGACCTGTAATATCTTTTCTTGCAGCCACATCTTCACTGTATTTACCATTTCCAAGCCATTCTTCGCCACTGCCAAGACGATCCCATTCATCTTCTGTGATGCTAGCTCCCCACTCTGGGTAATACTGGCGAACATCTGAACGAGACATTTCTGACTGGATGCCAACGAAGATAGCATCATCAATATCTTTTGCTTCATTTGAAATCCTAAATGCTTCCGGAGGAATACATTCTAATTTAATTCTACTTTTATCTATCCGTTTACGGAGTCGTACATCAATATAAGAGATATTCTCTGACATTGGATTGAGCGTAAGCTCATTGACGATTTCTAGATTTTCATCTGCAAGGATCTCGTCAAGCCTAGCTTCATCAATCTCCTCATATTCTTCCATAACGTAATCAAAGTCTTCAACGTAATCCCAACGGATTACTGCATTTTTCCAAAGAAGTGAAGACTTTATCCAAGTCTGTAGTATTTCCCAGCCTTTATTCTTTTTAAAAATACAATAGTTAACTAGGTTACTACCGTCTTTAGCGGCTTTAAATGCTCCGGGAGTATCATCATAAGGAATAAAACGTGCAATTTTATTATTATTGAGAAATAAATCTGAAAGAATTGCTGTATAAGCCTCGATTACTTCTGTAGTGCTAGTGTCAACAATGCTACTTACGCCTTGTGGTGCAAGATGTTCTTGTGCTACTCCAGCATACTCATAGGTTGCTTTAAGCCTTTCTCTAGTAAGGTCACTGCTGTTAAGCCAATCACCTGTAGAGTTTTGAATTCCTTGGTCAATAAGATTAATTAATTGCTCGTCACTAACAGCTTCTTTATACTTATAACCAGCCATTAGTACTTACCGCCTGTTCCGCTATAGAGAGGTTTACTGCCCTCCATAGTCTTTTGATTAAAGCCTTTACTGCCCGGTTGAGAAAGCGGTGTTTTACGTTCACCTGTTTTCTTAATAGGGGCTATTGCTTTAACTTGTTGATAACGTCCTGTCTTTGTCATTTTCCGCTCCTGGGATTACCACTTGACTTTATTAGCCCAATAAGCCGCACTCATTGGACCTTTATCTATGTTCTTTTTATGTCTTGCTTTCCATGCTTTATTTCTGGAGCTTCCATCAGGACTTCCACTTACACCCTGAGAGCCAAACCTGATTATTTTAGGTTTGCCATTTGGTCCATTAACTGCTACTGCATGAGACTTTGTTTTATGACTTGGTGTACGCTTAGGCTTATTAAGGCCGCTAAACTTTTCACCTGCTATTTCGATTCCCATTTCCAGCCTCCTTTATCTGTTGTAGTGTTCTTCCACAACCAATACAATACTTACCAGTTGCGTCTAGTATACATATACCTACGCAAGGACTACTTTTGCTCATGACCCATCCATATTCCAAATACGCCTGTCATGACTCCCATAACGACCGATACAAAAGCTGATTGTTGAGAAGTTGGTTCAGGGAGAGCCATAAACCATTCAGCACAACGCCAAGACATAACAGTACTAGCTAGCATCATCATTCTTGGGAGTATCTTCCACTTTAAGAACGTCTCTACTGACATAAAAATATCTCCCTTTAAGTAAAGGACTTTTGTATTCTTCTCTATAGTATGAGCTAACTTTTTTCTTTGATCGTTCCATATCAAACCATCGTTTAGAAGTACGCTTCAATAGCTTCAATCCTATCTGTATGCTTAGCTATTTCATCTAGCTCTGCTTGGATAGCCTCCATAATATCAGAGTGTTCTCCTATTCCCGCTGGATTAGCAAGATACACTTCTACGTTTGCTGAGTGTAACGCAATGTTTCCTTCAGCGTGTTTTTTAATTGCTTCTATTATAGTTGACTCTAACATATTTTCCTCCTAATAAGTTGGGCCTTTCCTACCCCTAGCGGCCCAGACTAGGTGAGGACAACGGTAGATACGGTGAGAAAGCTTGCTTTCGCAACCTTCCTTCATTACTGAAGAGAAAGCTTTTGCATTTCTTCCTCTAATTCTTCGTCCGATAAGTCTGAAGCGTCTAGATTTGTTTGTGTAACGTCTTGACGCGATAGTTTTGGTTGTTGATACTCAGCGAGTATACTTGCTACCTTAACAATCTGTTCAGTATCACCTTCTTCCATAGCTTGTACTAAAACATAGTTTAGTGCCGCCATAGCGTCAGGTGCCTCATCACCTAGCTCTTTCATAGCGACAATTGTCTGCTTAGCTAGCTCTCTTTTCTCTTTATTCTTTCTGCGGGTCTCAAGACCTCTACGCCGATATTCATCAGCCATCTCCGAACTTCCTATAGAAATAAGATTCTTTAATCCGGGATGATTATCATCACCTCTTATAGCCATTGAGTGTTTTCCTCCACAATAGGGCCAATTCGGTCCTTCCAGGAGACCGCATCGTTAGTTAATCTATGTTGGTGTGTTCTGTATGCTTCGAAAGCGATTGCAAGAGCCATAACAGTATCATCAAAGTTTCCTGAGAGGGCATTAGTGCTTCCGTTTTCTGCTGCAACATAAGTTCTTAGCTCCCCAACTATAGTATCACTATAGATACCTATATCATCTTCTTCAATAGCTCTCTTAAGATTCCCTATAACCATAGGTTTTGTAGAGACTGTAGTTCTGAAACCGGGTTTACCACCCTCTTCATTTAGTAGGTTAGCCGCTTTGGTCTGATAGTATAGGTTTATATAGTTCATCTGTTTGAGACGGTTAAGAGTAGCAATACCTAGACTATTACTTTCTACAGCTAGTAGCGCATTGTTAAAGTATCTACCAAGGTAGAAAAGAATATCACCGAAGTTGCTAGGATCTATAAAGTTATCCCTAAAAAGCGCACAAACTTGCCTATCTTTGTTAAGAACC